CATGAACAAGCCCGGTGAAACCTTCGCCATCCGTCAGATGATCGGACGCCAGATCCGAGTGAAGGTTAAGAATGAAATCTACCAAGGCGAGCCACAAGATAGCATCGATGCTGTGGCGAAGGTCTAGTTCGTTTCCCCCTTGATAGGCACTAATTAGCCTAACCGTCTTGGCAGAGCAGCTCGCAGACCGCACAAGGTCTAGACCAATTTGGTCATGAACTACTCCTCTGTCAAGACGGATTGTTTTCTCTTTAACAGGTTAGTCTAATGAAAATCTTCCCTCTCCCCCTTGACCAGTTAACCATCCCCATCGACCGCCAGCGCAAGGAATTCTCCCCCGAAGAGGTAGTCTCCCTAGCCACTTCAATCAGTTCCATCGGTATAATCCACCCACTTACAGTTAGGAAGACCGACGGTGGCTACACCCTCGTCGCTGGCGAGCGTCGTCTCAAAGCCCTCCACTACATGTGGAACATGGGGGAAGTAGTTCGGATGGGTCAGGAGATCTTCAAGGAGAACTTCATCCCGGCGGTAGACCAGGGTGCTCTCAGCGAAACCGAAGCTTACGAGATAGAACTCAGCGAGAATATCCAACGAGTAGACTTAAGCTGGCAAGACAAAGCTATCGCTACCTCAAAGTTTCAAGAACTAAAACGTCTCCAAGCCGAACGAGCTGGCCTAGCCCCACCAAGCCATGTTGAGATTGGCCCCGAGCTTCGCCCAGAGAGTAACCACAAATCCGCTGTTGAGACCGCCCGCAAGGAACTAATCCTCGCCCGTCATCTTGGAGATGAAGATGTTGCCGCCGCCCCCAGCCTCGACGCCGCGTACAAGGTTGTGAAGAGGAAGGAAGAACTTCGTGAGAGCGCCCGCTTAGGAATCAGTGTGGGCAGAACCTTCTCCGCCGCCGACCACGCTCTGCGCAAAGAAGATTGCATCGACTGGATGAAGCAACAAGATGCTGGACAGTTTGACGTAATCCTAACCGACCCTCCTTACGGCATGAATGCCCAGGATTTTGGCGATTCCGGCGGCAAGGCCAATGGTGCTCACTTCTACGACGACACCCCGCAAGCATGGCGAATCTTAATGCTAAGCTTCGCTACTCAAAGCTTTATCCTAACCAAGCCTCAAGCCCACGCTTACGTGTTCTGCGACATTGAAATGTTTCCGACACTCAGGGAAATCATGGCTAGTGCTGGATGGGAATGCTTCAGAACCCCTTTAATCTGGGTCAACCCGACGGCCAACCGCGCTCCTTGGCCCGAACACGGTCCTCATCGAAAGTGGCAAGCAATCCTTTACGCCATTAAGGGGAAGAAGATGGTCAACCGCCTTGCCCCGGATGTTCTGGAATTCCGCTCTGATGTAAACCTCAATCACCAGGCGCAAAAGCCTGTAGCTCTTTACCAAGAGTTACTAGCGAGAAGCTGCAAGCCAGGTGATTCAGTTCTCGATCCCTTCTGCGGCACCGGTCCGATTTTCCCTGCCGCTCACGCTTTAAAGGTGAAGGCAACTGGAATTGAATTAGATGATGCTGCTTACGGGATTGCTGTTAAAAGATTAGGAGAATTAAAATGAGTAAGTTATTCTACACTTGCCCATACTGCCAAGTAACAACAGCCTATAGACCTACCGAAGAACATCATTGTGTTAAACGACTTGAAACTGGGCTAAAGGCTATTACTTATGAGGAGATGATAAGTGTAGCAGATCTTCAAGTCTTCATTAATGCTACACCTTCAACAGAATCCATCCTCCAAGAAGCCCAACGTCTGACCCACGGCGAACGGACCAAGGATTACGGCCACCCCCTAGACGACTACACTCGTACTGCTGCCCTGGTCTCCGCTCTCCTAGCTCACAAGCTCAAATCCCCGCTTCTCCCCCACGAGGCGGCGATGATTCAAATCTGTGTTAAGCTCTCTCGCCAGATCAACCACCCCAAGCGGGACAACACCGTCGATGGCGCTGGATATTTTTGGGTAACACAAGAATGCTTGGACGAGGAACAGCGCCGAGGTCAGGAATACCTTAACCAACTTGAACCTTATCCTAAGCGAAGGCAGCCATAGCCATGCCTATTCAGGTAAGGCCTGACGGTCCAATCCCTGCCCGAGTGATGATCGTCGGCGAGGCTCCCGGCCAGGAAGAAGAAATCAAGGGCATCCCTTTCGTTGGCGCTTCAGGAATGGAACTCGATAAGATGCTTCACGAAGTAGGTCTCACTCGATCAGAGTGTTTCCTAACTTACGTCTCCCGAGTCCGCCCTTTCAACAACAACATGTGCAATCTCATTGCCAAACTCAAAGGCCCCGATGGCAAGATAACTCCTGTAACCTCCGCACACAAACCTCTCCGTGATAAGATGGTCCTAGACCCCGTACTAGACGGCTATCATCTTCTCCAACAAGAGATTAATCAAGTCCGCCCAGCGGTGATCCTAGCCCTCGGGAATGTGCCAATGTGGGCTTTAACTGGCCATTGGGGGATAACCAAATGGAGAGGCTCGACTCTACCCTATAAAGTGGATTGGTCCTGCACCGTCCTCCCTACCTATCACCCCTCAGCCGTACTCCAACAATGGTCTTGGCGCGGGACGATGATTAATGATCTGCGACGGGCGAAGAGAATCCGGGATGGACAAACACCTAGCAAGCCTCTTTGGAACTTCATCATTGCTCCTAAGTACACTCAAACTCTAAACACTCTTGGCAAGTTATATGCGAAACTTCAGGCGACGACCACTCCACTACGGATTAGCTTCGACATCGAGACTCGCAACGGCCATACGGCTTGCGCAGGCATATCCTGGTCTTTACTTGATGCTATCTGTATCCCGCTCATGGCGGCTGGTAGACCACATGGTTACTGGTCGGATGAAGAAGAATCACTTATTGTGTTCTGGATTTACAAGGTTCTTACCCATCGCATGGCAAGTGTTGTCGGTCAAAATATACTCTATGACTCCCAGTATACATGGAGGCATTGGCACTTTGTCCCGAACGTCGCGCAAGATACGATGATTTCAATGCACTCGATCTACTCTGATTTGCCAAAGAACCTCGCTTATCAAGCTTCAATGTTCTGCCGCTACTACGTTTACTGGAAAGACGAGGGCAAGGACTGGCGAGAGAACATGGGTGAAGAACAGCTTTGGTATTATAATTGTGAGGACTGCGTTTACACCGATGAGGTTGGACAAGTTGAACTTGAGATCGTCAAGGCTTATAAGCTCGAAGCTGTCCATGCTCGACAGCAAAAACTCTTTTGGCCAGTCCTTCGAGCAATGCAACTCGGCGTCGCTATAGACATCAAGCGGCGAGAGGAACTCACCCTTGAAGTACGAGAGCAAGTAGCCCACCGCCATGCCTTCATCACCAGCGTACTTGGCCACCCCCTCAACCCTGATTCTCCCAAACAAATGAAGGCCCTCTTCTATGAAGACTTCAACCAACCAATCATCTGGAAGCGAGTCCCCGGTGCTCCGTCCCGTCCCACCCTTGACGAAGACGCTTTACAAACTATCGGCAAGCGGGAACCACTTCTCAGGCCGCTCGTCAATGCCATTGGCGATATTAGAACGCTCGATAAGTTTCTCTCAAATTTCCTCGAAAGAGAACTGGATATCGACCAGCGAATGCGCACCGCCTACAATATCGGAGGATCAGAGAGTGGTAAATCGGCTCCAAAGACCTATCGCCTTAGCAGTTCGGAAAACGCTTTTGGTAGCGGCGCTAACCTCCAAAACATTCCGTCAGAGAAGTCCAAGTCCTTGGGAAAAGCCAAGGCTAGACAAGTTGGAAACCTCCGAGAACTCGGAGACCCCTACCAGTTCCCAAACATTCGATCAATGTTCGTCCCAGATCCAGGATATATCTTCTTCGATGGAGACCTTGATCGAGCAGATCTTCAAGTCTTCATCTGGGAAATCGATGATGTAATTTATAAAGAGGTTCTCAAGCGAGGGGTAGATGTTCACCTTTTCAACGCTTATATCCTCGACCGCCGGGAGCCACCTCCTCTTGACGAGCTGATC